GGTGCAGCTCCGACAACTAAAAAAGAATTGTTAGGACAATAAACTATGAAAGAAACTCAAAAAGAAATCGCATACTTTAAGAAAAGAGAAGCTCAACTGGATACGGCTTATCAGAGTTTTGCTCCGATGTGGAGAGAATTAGCAGAGTATTATTTACCACGCTCATGCAGATTCTTGACTACGGATGTAAACAAAAAGCCAAAATTCAGCAAGAAAATTCTTGATAGTTCAACAAGTATTGCTATAAGAAGTTTTGCATCGGGTATGATGTCGGGTGCGACTAATCCAGTTTATAAATGGTTTAAGGCGGGGATTAAGAACGTAAACACTAAGCAACATGACAAAGCGGTAAAAGATTGGTGTACTGCTCTTTCTGATTTGCTGATGAGAGTATTTGCAGAATCAAATTTTTATAACACTTTACCTTATAACTATCTTTTATTTGGGGTTTTTGGTATTTCTGCAATGTCTATTGAATACGATTATGAAAATGTAATCAACTGTAAAGTCCTACCTTTAGGCTCTTACAAGATAGCAAAGGACCACAGAGGGGCTGTAAATACTTTATACCGTTTCTATTCTGATACCGTAAATAATGTTGTTGAGCGTTTCGGGCTTGAAAATGTTAGCGAAAAGGTAAAGGATGCTTACGACAAAGGATTATACGAAAATTCTATTGAGTTGGTTCATGCTGTTGAATCTAATCAGGATTATGAAAAAGGTTCTAAATTTTCTAATAAAAAGAAATTTCTTTCTGTCTATTATGAAAAATCTCAAACTTCAAATAAATTTTTAGAGCGTAAAGGATTCAGAAGATTCCCTTATGTTGTTTTTGAAGCAAGCGTAAACGGTGAAGATGTTTATCCTTCAGAATGTCCTGGAATAACTTCTTTCCCTGATGTTAAGCAGTTGATGGGTATGGTTAAAAAGTATCACATGGCACTTGCTAAAATCGTTTCTCCTCAGCTTAAGGGTCCTGCTAAGTTCAAGAGCGCTTCTATTGTTGATGCTCCTGCAAGTTATGTTGGGATAGAAGAAACTCAAGGAAATAAGCTTGAGCCTATTTATATGGTTAATCCTCAAGTGTTGACTATAAAACAAGATATTAATGAAATTAAACAGATAATCGGGCAAATATTTTATAATCACATCTTTGCAATGTTCGCAAATGAAGGACAGGCTCAACCTAAAACAGCGTATGAGTGGAGTTTAAGAAAAGAGGAATCATCAGTGCATATTTCTCCTTTACTTCAGCAAATACACTCAGGGCTTAAGCAAGCGGTTGATATTGTTTGTGATATATGTTTTGAAATTGATGAAATTGAAGCTCCTACCACAGGCAAGCGCTTAATCGAAGTACCTCCTGAGCAGATACAGGACCAAGATATTGATATTGAATTTGTATCTTCATTGGCTCAAGCTCAAAAAGCTTACGCTATTGGCGGTTCTGAAAGATTTGTAACCTTTGTAAGCAATATTGCCGCAACGATTGACCCTTCACTGAAGGATAAAGTTGATTGGTTTGAAGTTATTGATGATTACGCTGAAGCAATAAATGTTGAGCCTGACAATGTTGTACCTACAGAGGTTGTTAAGGCAAAGATTGCTGCAATGCAAAAGGCTCAGCAATCTCAGCAACAAATGGCAGCTCTTCAGCAAGGTTCTGAAATTGTTAAAAATATGGGCGGAGTTGATGCCTTTGGAAGTGAGTTGGGCTCAAGAATCGGGCTTGGATAATATTAAGAATTGAGGTGTTGATATGACTAAACACGCTATTCAGAGGGCTAAAGAGAGATACGGACTTGATTTAACTTTTGAAGAACTTGGGAATATTGTCGCTTTAATCCAGGAAGGATATGCAAAATTTTCTCACAGGAACGGTAAATCTTGGGTTTATCGGTTGAGATATAAACATAAGCTCATTGTCCCGGTCCTCTCCGAAAAGAAAAATGTAATTATTACTTTTTATCCCATTGAGGGAAAAGCTCCAAAGTTCACTGATAAAGATGGATTGTGGAAGCAAAAAAGATTAAAAGGTTCTGCTTAGAGCCTGAAAGGATAGTATGAAAATTGATTTATTGCTCAGTGAAAAAGACTTTATAACTGTGTTTAACAGTGTTGCAAAAACAGAGGACGGATTAAAGCTTATCGGTCATTTGATTACTCGCAGCTTGATATCGAATACAGCTTTTTTAGGCAATAGTCGCGATGCATATAACAAAGGGCGTAGTGAGATAGGCTTTGAACTGCTTGAGGCTCTCCAGTTCTACAGTTTTGAGAACTTAATTGAGCTTTTCAAGATGGATAAAAACGAGCGATTTAAAGATGTTGTGAAGGCAAAGAAAAAGAGAAAGGTAGAAAACGATGATTAATGAAGGACAAGGAACTGCACAGGATAACACCAACGCGGCTCAACAAGGAACTGATGCTGATAGTCAAGCAGCACAAACTGGAACACAAGGCACAGGCACAACTGCCAACGATGCAACTACTGGTGCAGGTGCAGATACTGCAAATGCACAAAGTAATGCAATTGGTGGTGAACAATCTGAAAACTCCGATTCTGAACAGCCTGGATTAGGACAAGCTCCTGAATCTGAAGAGGCAAAATTTGAAAAGGACTACACAGGCAAGCCTGAAGCTTATGAGTACAACGAAGTGGAATTACCTGAAGGGATGGAGTTCAACAAAGATTTAACGGACGAGCTAAATCAGTTTGCAGGGAAATTCAACATGAGCCAAAAAGGTGCAAATGAGCTTATGGGTTTAGGGGTAAAGGTAGCTGAAAACATTAAAACAGGACTACTTGAAAATATCACTAAGCAAGTAACGGATCAGAGCACTAAGTTTTTTGAGGCTCTAAAATCCGATCCTGAAATCGGCGGCGGTAAATTGGATGAAACGGTTAGAGTGGCAGATATTGCCTATAAGCAGTTTGTTCAAAATGTGGACGATGAGGCGCATAAAATCATTATGAGCACAGGATTGGTTAATAACCGTTCATTTGTAAACGCATTTTATCAAATGGGTAGACAGATGCAAGATGGTTCAATTAACAACGGTTCGCCATCGGGCGGACAAAGAACAGCTAATGATTGGTACCCTGATATGTCAAAGGGTAAGTCATAACCCAATTTTAGCAAATTTAGTTACAACAATTTAAAAAAGGAGAATTAAAAATGACAGTATTAGCAAGCAAATATTTGACATTAGTGGATGTCGCAAAACAAACAGCAGGTGATGGTACAATCGTTTCTGATATTGCTGAGATTTTATCAGTAAATACAGCTATGATACAAGATGCTCACGTTATGGAATGTAACGATGGCTCTTCTCATAAATCAGCAATCCGTCATGGTTTGCCAAAAGGTACCTTCAGAAAACTATACGGATATGTTCCTTCAACAAAATCAACTGTTGAACAGGTCATAGATGTTACAGGAATGCTTGAAGATTACTCTTCTGTGGATGTGGACTTGGTTAAAAAGTCAAAAAATCCTGCTCAGTTGAGAGTTAATGAATCTAAAGCGCATATTGAAGGAATGGGGCAAACAGCCCAAGAAACTTTGATATACGGTAGCAAAACTGAGAATGATGCTGCTTTTGACGGTTTCGCCGTTCGTTACTCTAAAAAGTCAACAGACAAAAAAGAAATCGGATACAACATCATTGATGCAGGCGGTACAGGTGCTGATAACACTTCTATCTGGATTATTACATTCGGCGAAGGTCAATCTGCACTGCTTTATCCTGAAGGTTCTCAGGCAGGGTTACAACACAAGGACCTTGGAGAACAGCTTGATAAAAACGCTGATGGGGATATGCGTCAAATGTTTGTAGATCACTTCAAGCATGATCTTGGTTTGACAATCAAGGACTGGAGAGCAAATTGCCGTATCGCGAATATTGATATTTCTGAGCTTATCGCAGGAAATGTTAATCTTCTTGACTTGTTGCGTAAAGGTTTCTTCAGAGTTAAAAAACATATCAACACATCAGGAGCTAAAACCTTTATCTACTGCAACGATACTATCGCTGAGTATTTGGATAAAGCGGCTACGGATAAAGCCAATGTTCAATTGACTATCAAGGAATACTGCGGTGATGATATTGCTCACTATAAAAACATTCCTATCAGAGTGCTTGAGCAAATCCTTGAAACTGAAGCGGCGGTTTCTTAAGCTTTTTAAGCAATTAATTAGCAAGTGTCTAGGCAGTTTTAATACTGCCCTGGCACTATAAAAAACGAGTTTACTAATTTAAGAAAAAGGAGAATAAAATGTTAGATTCACAATTAATGTTTTCGGAAAAACAAGGACCTATCACTGCGAATGCAGCATCAACAAATGTAATTAACCTTGGTAAGGATAGAGAAGTTGCCTTCGGTAATCCAATCCCTATGCTTATTGATATTAAAGAGGCATTCAACAACTGTACAAGCGTAACATTCGCAGTACAAACAGCTTCGGATGAAGCATTCACTACACCTGTTACTCTCGTTTCTGCAACTGTATTGCTTGCAGATTTGAAAAAAGGCGGAAGAGTTCCTATCGTCTTTATGCCTGCGGGTAACTTGGGTTATGTGAGATTGTATTACACCGTAACAGGCACGGCTCCGTCTACCGGAAAAGTTTCTGCTTACTTAACAGATGCAATTCAGCAAGGACATCACAACAAATAATTTGTGATTAGGATTTTGGGAAAAGGGGTTATTTTAACCCCTTTTATTTACAAGTAGTTTAACAAAAAAAGGAGATACTCACATGAAAGTAATCGTTATTAGCGAAGGTTTTTTCGATAACGCTCTTAAAAGAGTTGGAGAAACTTTTGATTATCCGGCGAAGAAAAATGAAAAATTACCTTCCTGGGTAAAAAAAGCTGAACTTACTAAAGAAGATGAAGCTGAAAGAATCAAAGCTGAAGCTGAAGCAAAAGAAGCTAGAGAAAAAGCTGAAAAAGAAGCTGCTGATGCTAAGTTGTTGGCTGAGAGATACAACGACATCAAGGTTAAAGCTGAAGGGCTTGGCATTGTCGTTGAAAACGAAGATAGGTTAACTATCGGTGAAGCTGTAGAAGCTTACGAAAAAGCAATTTCTGACAAGGAAGCTTCTGATAAAGCCGATGCTAAGGCAAAGGAAAAAGAAGCTGAAGAAGCTGAAGCTAAAGCAAGAGCTGAAGCTGAGTATCAGGCTAAATCTAAGGAAATTAACGAGCTTAAGGTTAAATTAACTGATTTGGGTATTGTTGTCGAAGGTGATGCAAATCTTACAACCGATGAATTACTCAAGAAATACAAAGCAGCTATAAAAAACGCAGGCAAATAATTAAGAAAGGCTTAAGACATGGCTTATACTCAATTAGGACTATATAATTTGGCCTTAAGAAATTTAGGCATAACAACATCATTGCAATCAACTGAAGGTAATGATGCAAAGGTTGTTGCTCTGAATACCTATTATGAGCCTGCGAGAGATCAGACATTGAAAGATGCTGATTGGAATTTTGCAAGGGCATATCGTACTTTGGCGCTTACTGAAAGCGCCAAAAGCGATAACCCAAAATACCAGTATGAATATGAGCGCCCTGAAGATTGCTTATACTCTCGTGAAATTTATGTAGGACTTCCTGGAGAAAAGCTAAAATATGAGCCCGCTTCAAGTTATCTTACTGGACAAGAAGTTATAAATACAAGTGCATACGGTGCAAGCGTGAAATACACAAGAAGAATTGAAAAAGAAGCTTTCTTCTCTGTTGATTTTGGATTTGCTTTAGGTTGGCACTTGGCTTATTTGATAGCCGATTCTGTCGGGATGGGCTCAAAAAAAGATTATGCAACAAAAATGTACTCTTATGAAATTGGCAAGGCAATAGTGGCGAATTCAAATGAAGGCCTGGATGATACTGAAGAAAAAGAACCTGATTGGATGAGAGATAGAAATGGGTAAAACTAAAGTAACACAATATAGCTTTACTGCGGGAGAAATTGCGCCTGATTTGGCAGCTCGTACAGATGTTGGCAAATACTCAATCGCTCTTGCTATTTTAAAAAATGGTTTTGTGCGGATTACTGGCGGTATATCTAATCGCGCAGGGCTCGAATTTGTTTGTGAAGTTAAGAACAGCGCAAAGGCAACTCGCGTAATTCCATTCGCTTTTAACAGAGAACAGACATATATCATCGAAGCCGGAGAAAATTATTTCAGATATATCCAAAACGGAGGTAGAATTGAAACATCTTCAGCTATTGTTGAAACTGCGACAAGTTTTACATCTTCACTCATCTTTGATTTAAAATATGCTCAAACTGCGGATGTGCTTACACTCTGCAACCAAAACAATATGCCCCAGGAACTTTCAAGAAATTCTAATACTGATTGGTCCATTGAGGATGTTATGATCGAGCCTTCAATATCTGCGCCGACTAACGTATCTGCAACCAAAACTGGAAGTTCTTCATCTTCAACAAAAGTATATAGATACAAAGTTACAGCAGTTCAAGATGATACCTATGAGGAAAGTATTCCTTCAGTAGTTTCAAATGATGTTACTGCAAGCGTAGAAGGTGGTTGGGTTGTTGGAGAAAAAATAACAGTAACCTGGAGTGCTGTCGAAGGTGCTACTGAATACAATGTTTACAAAGAAGTTAATGGAATTTACGCTTATGCAGGTGTAACAAGTTCTACCACTTTTGATGATGTTAATATCGATCCTGATTTAACAACTTGCATTCCTATTTTTAAAAATCCATTCGATCCTTCTATTATGCCTGATATGACAGCCAACGATAAGCCTTTGGGATATACTGTAACAGGAAGTTCTGAATCTGCTACGCATAAAGGATTCCATGCGCTTGATGGAAAGAATGATACATATTGGGAAGCAACAACTGCGGCGGCTACTCTTCATGCTACACGCTCGGATGGTAAAGTTGCAACCTCCGTAAAAATCAGAACAGGCGCAAATCCTCCATCTACTTGCTCATTTTATGGAAGCAACGATGCGGCCGCAACAAAAGCAACGCTCTATACTCATTCTGTTGCATTGGCAGCAAATACTGATTATACTTTTTATTTTGAAAGTAATACAATTTCATACAAAACTCTTGGGATAAATATACCTGGTCTTGTAAGCGGAACTGTTGCGCAGTTGGCAAAGTTGGATTTTCAAGAAAAGGGAAATTTCCCTGCCGTAGTTAATTATTTCCAACAAAGAAGAATTTTTGCAAATACTCTAAATAAGCCTAATTTCTTGTTTTCAAGTCAAACAGCTTTATTTAAAAACTTCAACGTACAAAGGCCTTTAATTGCTACTAATGCGGTAACAGTAAAGCTTTACGAAAGAGAAATTAATGAAATCAAGGATATTGTTGCCTCTGATGATTTGGTTGTTTTTGCTGCAGATGCTGAATGGAAAGTGAACGGTGCTGACAGTATATTTCAAGCAACTCCTATTCCTGTATCAAAAAAACAAAGTTCTTGGGGTTCAAGTGATTTGATGCCTATTGCTTCCGGGGATATGGTTTTGTTTGTTTCTTCAGGAAAAAACAAAATAAGAGATCTTGAATACAATTATGCTTTTGATAAGTACAAAGGGAATGATTTAACATATCTTGCAAATCATTTATTTAACGGCAAGCAGATTGTTGATTGGGCTTATTCTAAGGAGCCTGATTCTATTGTTTGGTGTGTTATGTCCGATGGAACATTAAACGCTCTAACATACAACCCTGAGCAGCAAATCCTTGGATGGCACAGACATGAAACGGATGGTAAATTTGAAAGTGTTGCTGTTGTTCGTGAAGGGTATGAAGATATTCCTTATTTTGTTATCAAAAGAAACATTAACGGAGTAACAAAACGCTATATCGAGCGCATGAAGTCAAGAATAGTTGACAACGCGAGAGATGGATTTTTTGTTGATTGCGGTTTGAGTTATAACGCTTATAAAGCTACTTCAGGAAAATCTTTAACACTATCTGCAAAAACAGGCGATATTACGATAACGGCATCAAGCGCTGTGTTTAATGCCAATATGGTAGGCAACAGCCTGAATGCAATTAATGAAGATAGTGAAATAATCGGACAGGCTAAAATCACAGCTTTTGTGAGTGCTACTGAAGTATCTGCAACGGTCTTAAAAGATTTTAATGTTCTTTCTTATGGGGGCGGGTCCTGGGGGGTATGTGTTGATACCTTGAGCGGGCTTGAACACTTGGAAGGAAAAACAGTTGTAATACTTGCAGATGGCGGAGTTATTAGCGGTAATGTTGTTTCGGGCGGTTCTGTATCATTGGGTACAAATGCCGGAGTAAATAAAGAAGCTGCTAAAATTACAGTCGGGCTTCCTTACGAATTTGAAATGAAAACATTGAATTTTGAAGGCGAAGGTACTCAAGGCTCAAGAAAAATTCTGCCTGCGGTTAATATAAAGGTTTATGACAGCAGGGAAGATTTTACTATTGTTGGAATAGACGGAGAAAATGTTGATTTGGATGAGCGCTCAATCGAAAGTATTAACGATGCCGGGTATTTAACAAACGGTGATTTAACTTGTCATCCTAGAGCTGAAGCAAAAACTGGAGTATATGTTCATATAAAACAGGCTTTGCCGATTCCTTTAACTGTTTTGAGTTTAACACCTACAATAGAGTTGACTGAGTAATGTATCATAAAAGAAAAAACAATAAAGATTTAAAATTCATTCTATCAAATCTCCGTGAGCAGGATGAGCATGAGCTCAGTCTTATTCATGGGCAAGATTGGTTTAAGCAATCCTGGAATATTTGGAAAGATTTAAAAGGTTGCAGAATTGCTTATAAAGATGATGGCACTCCAGTTGCAATATTTGGGGTTTTGCCCAACGGTGATACGGGGATTATAGGATTTCTTTCTACCGCGGATATAGAAAACGAGCAAAGAAGCTTCTTGGTCCAGGGTAAAAAATGGATTAAAGATTGTGAGAAAAAATACAAATTGTTAAAAAATTATATTTATTCTTCTAACACAAAAGCTATCAAATGGCTTGAGTGGCTAGGTTTTGAGGTTGAAGAAAACCGTGGAATGGGTGATAAATTTTTATTATTTAGTAAAGGTGAGTTAAAATGTGCGGAATAACAGGTGCAATTATTGGTACAGCAGGGGCTTTAATGAGCGGTATAAATTCATACCAATCATCTCAAGCAAGCGCAAGTGCTGCTGAATATCAATCTGACATATACAGACAAAATGCTTCTATCGCTCAAAACAATGCGGTGACTGAGCGACAATCGGGGATTGATGAAGCAAGAAAAATCAAGCTTCAAACTCTTTCTAATATTTCATCTCAGCAGGTAGCAATGGCTGCAAATGGAGTTGATATCGGAGAAGGAAGCGCTCTTGAGTTAACTGATTCTACAAAATACTACGGAGAGATGGATGCGCTTACAACGTACAGTAATGCAAATAGCAGAGCTTCAGCGTATGAAGCGGAATCTTCAAACTATCTAGCTCAAGCAGGTATGAGTTCTTCAGTTGCAAATAATTACAGAAATTCAAGCTTGTTAAGCGGTATGGGTTCAACTCTTTCCGGGCTTGGTATGGTTGGAAGCTCTTGGTATAATTATACGAAAACATCAAGTGGTATTCCAAAAGGCGGAGGAAAACCTTAAAAATAAGACGTGCTTGTTTTCATGGTGGCTCTTTCTCCTTCATACCTGATACCTTTTTCCCATATACATTTAATAGAGCCATCAGGTCTAAATACATATCCATCTGTGGGCGAAGTTCCATAAGTCAATTCTGTTAATTTACCGCTAGGATATTCATAGCGTAAAAGTTTTCTTGGAAAATTCATAACATTTTTATCTGAAATTGCAATAGATACAAGTTTGTTATTTTCATAATCGTACATTTTTTTACCGGATGCAACAGAATACCCATTGTTATCATCGTCAATTCTATATCCTTCAGGTGCTTTTTTGGCATACATTTCATACGGATGCGGATCGATTACCCATATTGGCTTTAAAAAAACTTCCTGCTTTGCATCCTGCACAGTTTCAATCTTTTTAACTCCACCTTCAAGTGTGAGTGCATTGGCAGGACTTATTAGTAATATTAATAGTAAAAATGATAGCAATTTTTTCATAAGTTTCTCCTAGTATTCAGAACAATTCATGTGCGGCGGATATTTGTTAGCTTGGCTTGTTTGAATTATTTGTAAAACATTAAGGCTTGAATTTCTATTAAAAACATTTTCATTATTGGAAAGATTATTTATTAATTTAAGGTCGCTCTCGTAAGCGTTACAAGTAGCAGAAACCCAATGAAGTTTATCTTTCAAGTTCTTATTTTCTATTCTTAATTTTTCATATTCTGTTTGGCTTGCAGCTATTGCTTTTGAGCTTATAAGTAATAAAACAGAGATTAATAATATTTTTTTAATACACATATCATTCTTAGATTAACATGTTTTTTCATTTTTTCAAGGGTAAAAATAGTAAAAATTTACAAAGGACATAAAAAATATGACAGTAAAAGTACCAGTATTTAATTTGACAGTATCAAACAATCCGACACCGACACCTTACAAAAGCGCTAATGTGTCGGCTGAAGCGTTTAATACAACCGCAGGGCTTGATGATTTGGGAAGGGGTAGCATCTATGCAGGTAAAGCCATAGATGAAATTCAAGAGCAGCAAGATAAGGTCCAGGCCGCAGAGAATGCAAATTTATTTGATTCAAATACAATGAACGTGCTTTACGATAAAGAAAAAGGATTCTATTCTAAAAGCGGTAAAAGCGCAGTAGATAGTATGCAGGGTACTCTTGAGGGCTTACAAAAAGCAAAAGAAGATATAATAGGCTCAGCTCAAAATAACCGTCAAAAAGGAATGACCTCGCAAATTATCGATGCAAAAATTCAAAACATTCAAGAGCGCATGATGCAATACGGCATACAGCAAAATCAAGAATGGAAAAAACAAACTCTCGCAACTACCATTGACAATCAAACTCAGATGGCAGTTGTTAATAAATACGATACAAAAGCTATTTATTCAAGTATCGGTAATATTCGCCAAGGGATTGCGGAGCTCTCCGGAGAAACGGACCCTACACTTCTTAAAAAAATGCAGGATGAAGCTACATCAAAAGCTTTAATATCTGTTATCGAGGGCAGAGTTGGCGATAAGGCGCTGAATGCTAAAGAGTTTTTTGAAGCTCACAAAAACGACATCGATCCTACAAAGTGGGATGATGTAGAAAAAATAATCAATGCAAATGATTCCGATGTTCGCTCTCGTTTATTAGCCGATGGTTGGTTAAGTTCAGGAGTATCTGAAGAGGATGCTTTTAGCAAAGCCCATCAAATCGGCGATTTAGATTTGAGAGATGCAACTGAGGCACAAATTTCAAGTGTTTACGGTAAAAAAAGAGAATTGGAACGACAAGCAAAGCAGGACCTTGAAGATAAAGTATGGACACAGTTAGAAAAAAATCCTGATATAAATCTGATTCCTTCGAGCCTGGATCACAGCACAAAAGAATCAATGAAGAATTTCTGCATAAAAGGTGGCAAGCCGGAAACGGATCCGAATGTTTATACAGGATTGTTTGAGATGAAGCTTAATAATGCAGGGGAATTTGCAAAAGTGGACCTTAACCAATACAGAGGATATATAAGCAATTCTGAGTATAAGGATTTGAGAGAAGCTCAAATAAGATTTCAACAGCACGGATATACTTCAATCACCCCGGATGATGATGCGGTTGCTCAGATTGTCGGAACTTTTGGCGGTTGGAATAAACCAAAGCCTGAACTTGTTGCATCTCAAATGCAAAACATTGTCCAGGAAGAGGAAAGACGATTAGGCAAAAAATATTCAAAAGAGGAGCTTCCTGCGGTTGAAGAAAGAATCGGAAAGTGGCTTAAATATTCAAAAGAAGGTAGCACTCCTTTTGTGCTTGAACAAAATAAAATGAAGGCAGGCTTTTACAAGGGGCTTTCAAACGACGTTTCGTATTTTGCAAAAGTGCACGGCCGACAACCGGACCAAAAAGAATTCCAAAGTCTTTTGTACCAACGAGCTGCAAGAACAGTGCAATCTCAGAACTCAAATACATATAGAGAGGCGGTAAGCCAAACTACTGCAAGGCCTCATGAAACAAAAGAAGTAACCTATTTTGCGGATAAATATTTGCCTAGTTTAAGCAAGCAGTTGGGAATTAAAATTAATGTTGTTAATGGTGGAAGGTATAATCCGCGCGCAAAGGGTTACAGCTCTTATCACAATGTTAATGGAGTTTCTCAAGCTGTCGATGTTTCAATGGGAGAACATTCTACGCAGGACCGGGAAAAGCTTTTTGTCGCTCAGTTGAATAATCCGCTTGTGAGAAAAATCGGAACATCAGATAAAGATTTACTGAAGAAATACGGCAACAATCCAAAAGTGGAAAATGAAAAAAGTTTTGATGCAGAACGTGGCACGAATCACGTTAATCACATGCATCTTACTTTGAACGTGAACAATAATGCAAATGCGGGTGTGGTGGCTCAAAACAAATCTCAGGCGGGAAGAGTTCTCGTAATGAATCCTAGTGGGGCAAGCGGATATATTCCTGAAGCTCAGTTAGCAGAAGCTTTGAAAGCGGGTTATAAAAAATTATGATAGATTTTCAACCAATAGATGAAACAAATAATATAGATTTTCAGCCGATAGAGGATGAAGAAAAGAAAGCTTATAAGCGCCCTGCGGGTGATAAGGGTTGGGAAATTAGTGCAACTCCAAAGGAAGATACCACTCTTATAGGAAGAATAGGTAAAGCTTTGAGATGGGTTGCACAAACCCCAATCAAGGCTTATTCTCAAGGTGAAAAAAATATTGAAGCTGCAGAGCTTAATGCAAAAGAAATGTTTCAACCTCTTTCTGATACAGAAAAAAATAAATTAAATATGCTTGAAAGTGCTAAGCGTGATAGTTTTGGCACTCCGTCAAGTGATGAAGAATTAAAAGCATCTCATACTGGAGATATGGCTGATTGGGCCTCTGAAGGCGGTCCTGAAAGATTCTCAAATGCTAGAAAAAGAGGCTATTCAGAAAACTTTGAAAACCTTGCTCCTTCTGTTGCGGTAATGAAAGCAGGTGGAATTGGTTCTGCTGTTGTAGGTGGTATTGGTGCATTGGGTGGTGCTCTATGGGGATTGAGAAAAGGGCAACCAGTTGAAGGTGCGCTTGAGGGGTTCAATGTTGGAATCCGTCTTGGTGGCGGATCGGGTGCAGCTCGGAAATCGTTTGAGCTTGAGGCGGGTTTTGCTCGTCAAGAACTTAAGCAGATGAGGGATAAAGACGGAAATCCGCTTCCTGAAAATTTAATTAATAAGGCTTCAATGGGAGTTGGAGTTGTAAACGCAGGGCTTGAAATGATTGGGCTTGATGCTGAGCTTAAAACTTTTCCGGGAATGGATAAAATATTCAAAAGTGCAAAAAAAGATTTAATAAAAGAAGTCGTTGAAAACGAAACATTAAGGAATAAGTTGCTTAATGCGGGAGGTCAACTATTAAAGAGTACGGCAACTGAAAGCTCAACTGAGATGATTCAGCAATGCAGTAATATTTTAGCGGATGAGCTCTCAAAAAAAATAGCAGGCAATTATGATGATACGATGTTTGAAGATGGCAAAATAAATATGCCTGTTTTAAGAAGTCATATAGGCGAGGTTGTTCAAGCAGGGGTATCTGCGATAGGTCCTTCAATGATTATTGGAGGAATTGGTACTGCAATGACCGCGGCTAATATTCTGCGTAAAAACGGAATGCCCCAGGATCAAGCAAAAACTGTTGCTGAAACTATGAATGTAGATGAGCGTGCTAATTTTATAAATGAAAATCTTGATACACTTGGAGAAGTGGCAAAGGAACATATAACAGACATTGAAGCGCAGGATATTGAAAAGAATTTCTTTGATAAAGCTTCAGAAGTTTATAAAGATTCTGAAGGCAATCTTTCTGCTGAAAAAGAAAATCAAGTTTTATCTGCTGCAAAAATTGCAGGGGCTTTTGCTAAAAAGTTTGGCTCCAACAAACAACAAGTGCAAGATTGGTTTGATAAATTATCGTTTCAAAACAAGCCTGTTGAAACACTTCAGGGCGGGGTTTCTATGGATGTTCAGGCAAGTAAAGAAATACCATTCGATCAGTTAACAATGGAAGATATTCCTGAAGTACAATTCCAAAAAAGCGCAGCATTCGCCGGCACTGCATCAAAAGATGAAGCCCTGGATGCAGCTAAAGCTTGGCAAGAGCAAAAAACAGAATCACCTTACTTTAAAAAATGGTTTGGGGATTCTAAAGTTGTGAATGATGAAGGTGCTCCGCTTGTAGTTTATCATGGAACGGAATATGGAGAATTTAATGAATTTTCAAAAGAAATGCAAAGGGTTGAGGATGGTTTTTTCTTCACGAATAACCCTGAAACCGCAAAAGAATATGCTGAAATAGCCCCATATAAAGCCGATGAGATGACAGAAGCTGAAAAAGCAGAAGCAAGTAAAATTCATAATGTCTATTTAAACATAAACAATCCGTATGTTGTCGATATGCAAGGAGAGGAGTACAGGGGTACAGCCGTGCAAGGGTATATTGACGAAGCAAAAGAATTAGGTCATGACGGAGTTGTTATCAAAAACATTGTAGATAAACGCTACACGGAGAGCAAGGGAAGTCTTGGAACTGATTATATTGCGTTTTCTCCTGAACAAATTAAATCTGTTGTTAATAAAGGCACTTTCTCAAAAGATACCGGTAATATTTATTATCAAAAAGAAAACTTTGAAAAAGAATTTGGGGATAGTATTGAAAATATTGAAGCAATGTTGTCTGCGGATGTGCAAAATGTTTTGTATGATAATGTTACGGATGAATCTGATTTTAAATTTGAAGGTGTAAAAATCTATGGAAGTTACTTAAAGGGATTGAACAAAAAATCTTCTGATTTGGATTTGCTTGTACAATATTCGGGCTCTATGCGTGAAGATGATGCTTTCAATATGTTTGCTGATGCAAAATTAAAAATCCAAAACGCTTTAGGCAAGGATGTAAAAGTTGATATAAACCCGATTAACACAGAAAAAAGCGGCACTATTGACGAGCATCTAGCTCACCTTGACAAGTTGGAAAACAAAGAGAATACTTATTTTCAATCTGCTTATCACGGTACTCCGCATAAGTTTGATGAATTTTCTCTTGAGCACATTGGGAATGGTGAAGGGGTTCAGGCTCATGGTTATGGGCTTTATTTTGCAGGGGATAAAAAAATATCAGAAGAATATAGAAAAGCTTTAACTAAAAATGACATAAAAATTGGAGATGAAGTTTATACTAAAAATAAAGGACGTTGGGCTTCTGAAAATAATACTAATGTTGATGCTACGTTAAGTATGGCTTTAAACATTCTTGCGGAAAATGGAAGCAAGGGATCTGCAATTAAAACTACGCAAAAAATATTTAATAATTATATGGAAGATGGCAATCTTTCTGAAGCTAGAATATATCAAAACATTTTAGACGTGTATCAGAATGAAAATATTGATTTTGAAAATAGGGGGCAGTTGTTTGAAGTTGATATACCTGAAGGCAATGTTTTACTTGATGAAGATGAGATATTGCAAGAGCAGGATGAAAATGTTCAAAAGCTTATAAATAACTTGCTAGAAAAAGAAGATTTAAAAGATTGGTATGATTCTCTTGATCATGATTTGACAGGTGGAGAATTTTATCAGCGTTTAGGCAAAATGATTTCTATGAAAATTGGCAGAGCGGAAAAAACTTCAAAACTTTTAAACCAATATGGGATAAAAGGTATCACATATAATGGGCGAGAAGATGGGCGCTGCTATGTTGTTTTTGACGATAAGGCAATTGATGTTGTGAAAACATATTACCAAGATAAAAAATCGCTTGACGATTTGCATGAAGATAATGCCATAAATAAAAAACAAAAAGCTCTTGAATATCTCGGTTATTTCAAAGAAGGCCAGGATAAAAATATTATAGGGATAATGCAAGATGCTAATCCCTCTACTATTGTGCATGAGATGGGGCACTTATTCCTTCAGGGGCTTAATGAATTTTCTCAAACTGATACTGAAGCAAAATCTATGCTAGAAGAGGTTAATGAGTGGCTTGGTTATACCGGAGAAGGTTATACTGTAGATCAACATGAAAAATTTGCTCGTGGATTTGAGGCTTATCTTTATAACGGCAAAGCTCCATCAAATACTTTGCGTGAAGTTTTTGAAAACTTTAAAGAATGGTTGCGCTCTATTTATAATCATGTTGACGAATTGGGGGTTAATCTTACTCCTGAAGTTCAGCGAATATTTGATAATATGTTTTCTGATAAAAAAGAAAAGCAAAATCCAGTTAATGAAATGGTGGAAAAAGCAAAGAATATTAGCATTAATGGAAAGTTAAGCGATTACGAGCTGCGCCATAAAGAAACTGCTTATCATATTTTATCTGTGGCAACAGGTAAAAGTAAAACTTGGCTAAAAACTATTCTTGAAAGCGATTCTGAGAATTCAAGAATTTTGAAAAGTAAAGAAAAAATTCAACTTTTATCTGAAAATGTAGAGGATAGAATAAGTGGCGCTGATGGATTTTTGCCTGAGTGGAGTGAATTTTTCTTTAATCCTGGAATAGGAGAAGATACTCATGCTGATTATCAGCTTGCTTCTGCTGCTTACAATACAATAGTTGATAAAACATACTTGAATAATCATTCTGAGCAGTTCGGATTCCTGGATGTTACAGAGGCTCAGTATCAATATTTGGTAGGTCAATTTAAAAAAGCATCTGATAGGGATGTTCCTTTGGCTGCTTTTTGGGATTGGTTAGATACTGTTGATACTGATTTTGTAATGACTTATGCGGAAAAATATGAAAACGATGTGGCATATATTGAGCGATTTGAGAAGATGGATAAATTTGCTCAGGCAAAAGAAATGATTGTTAAGGCGGCAAATGAAGCGGGCCGATATTCCATTAATGATGTTGATAAGTATAAAAATATTGTTATGGCAACTATCAAGGGGCTTAACTTCCTTAGCCCTATGGCAAAGGCAAGGCTTACTGCTAATATATTAGATTACTCTTCAACCGCTTTATTGGAAGCAAATATAGATAATTTGCTTGATGTTGCAAAAACCATTGAAGATGTTGAATATAAAAAACGATTGGTTTATTCGATCCACAAAGCACTTCAGTTTACAAAAAATATAAAGCAAAATAATAAAACAGTAGGAAAGTACGATTATCAAACTAATAAAATATTTGAAAAAATGAGAGAAATAGAAGCACTTTCTGCTGAAGAGGCAAATGAAATGAGGCTTGAAATTGGCGATGCTCATGAGGAAAATGGTTTGAGCTTCGAAGATAAGATAGTTAATTCATTCATTAATTACAAGGCTAACGGACTTACTTTTACCTCAACTGAATCAGCTAAAGCAATGTATGACGATATTGTTAAAATGAAGCTTGCGGGCAAGGAAGCAAAAAGTGAGCAGGATTTTCAAAATAAATTGAATCTTGCAAGTGATGTTATCGAGCTTGTACGAGTTCTTGATAGAAAAAAAGTAGCAAAGCTTCCTACAAAATGGTATTTACAAATAGCTGCCAATTGGGAAAGTATGATTAATGGGATATTTAACAAAGAGATGCGTGATAAATACTCTTTGCTTGCTCCTCAGCGTTTAGCTGATGGTTGGATACACAACGAAAAGAAATCTTTTGAGAAACAAGTTGCAAAAATTTATGGTAAAACTATGTTTGATTTCGATGATGCAATTATTAAGAACTTAAATGCAAAAATATCTTTTTTGGAAAATGTAGAAGATGTTGAGAATGTCGGAGAATTTAGACAAGTTCCGCGAGAGATGAACAAAATGGAAATGATTCTTGCCTGGATGTGGGATAAGAATGAGGTCCTGCATCAGCGCTTGCTTAATCAATTCGGAGATATTGAACTTGAAAGAATGTTTAATGAATTATCTGATGGTGATATGAAGTTAGGCAATCTTATGATGCAGACAGTTAATAAATATTATGCACCTGCCAATGAAGCTTTTATTAAAAAATATGGTATTGATTTGCCAAGAGTTTCAAATTATTTTCCTTCAAAGGTTGAAAGAATATCTGAAATAGATTTATTAACAGACTTTGCATCAAAAAGTACTGACCCGAGCGCAACTAAGCATCGCTCCGGAAGTATTGGCCTTTCTATGGATTTTGATAATCCTGTTAAAATGCTGTATCAACATGTCGATAGTATGGGCAAGTTTATTCACATGACAGAAACTCTTGATAAACAAAATAAAATCTTTAAAAATAAGACTTTAAGAAAAATCATAATAGAAAAATATGGCGAAGATATTTATAACGAGATGCTTAAGATGTTCATGAACAATGCCTATAAGCAAGAAATGACTAATTACAATTGGTTTAGTAAGCAGATTGATAAACTTGTTTCAAATTGGCTTATCGGAAACGTAGCCGTCAAGCCTTCGATTGCTATTAAGCAGCTTCTTTCTGCTAGCAATTATGCTTCTGAAATGCCTTATTTAAAATGGAAGCTCGGATATTTAAAAGCTATTGCGGATCCAAAAGGCACAATTGAATACATGAATAAAATACCTTATCTTAAGGCACGCTTTGAGATGGGTGGACAAAATGAATTCCTGAAGAATGAAATAAATAATAGTAAGCTTGCCAAAACTGCGAGATTTAAGGAATGGGCTTCAGCAAATATTAGAATGGGAGATATTGGAGCTATTGCTTTTGGCGGCCGTCCTTATCTTGAATATTTAATGAAAGAAAAAGGATTAAGTGAAGAGGCTGCTATTAAAGAATTTTTGGATCATACCCAAAGAACAATGCAAGCCTCTGAAACATCGACCTTAAATAATTTTCAAATAGCAATGGCTAAAGGCGGATTTGGCAGTAAGCTTTTAACTGCGTACAAAAATGCGCAATGGCAATATTTAAGGATGGCAGGGGATTCTATTGTTTCTTATTCTAATGGTGATATGACAGGCTCGCAAATGGGTAAAACATTATTCATGTATTTATTCATGAATCCATTCCTATATCGTTCTGCAACATCGTTATCATTGGTTACATTACTAGCAACCGGGAAAGGCGATGATCTGGAAAAAGATATTTTAGGCTCCATCTTTGACCTGAATGCTGATGCAATAGCGGTTTTCGGTGATTTATATCAATATGCAGTCGGTAAATTACTATTAAAAGAAAAGGGAATACCGGAAAAAACTCCGCTTGTGGGTGATATCCAGGCGCATATAAACAACATATCAAAAGAAGATGTAGGCATAGAGGATTGGCTTGATTTTGCGGGCTATGGAACGCAGGTTACTACTGGTGTTCCAGTAAACTCTGTTGCGCTTTCTTTGTCCGGAGCGGGTGATATTGCGCAAGGTAAATATCTAAAGGGCTCCTTGAAAGCCTTGGGTTGGTCTGACAAACGTGCAGCTCATGCTTCAGGAGAAAAAGAAAAAAAGAGTAAACGTAAAAGTAAAAAACATAAATTGAACTTAGATTAAAAAGGAGGATAATTCATGAGTGTACCTGACATAGAGCCAGTTAAAACCTCGTCCGGGGATGGTGTAAATAAAATATTTGATTATGGATTTCGTATAAATTCTGAAAGCGAGATACTCGTACAGCATACCAATGTAGATGGAGCTCAGAAAACATTAGTATTGAATACTGATTATTCTGTATCCGGAGTTGGTAGCAAGAATGGCGGGAATGTTATTTTTCCACTTGGAACTTCAACATATAGTATTCTTTCTTCAGGAGAAAAATTAACCAGGTCTTTGGATTTACCATTTAAGCAAGAAGGCGGATATGATAAATCAGGGGGGTTGAGCTTGGTTGCGGTTGAAAACTCGCTTGATTACCAAACTAGAATGGCTCAAATTCTTAGAAGAAAAATCGATCGCTGTGTAAAAGTAAAGGAAGGCTCAGGGGCTGATCCTGATAGCTTGATTGAGAGCATTGATGCAAGCGTTATTGCTGCCGGGGAACATGCAGTTTCGGCTTCAGGTTTTGCAAATGCTGCTAGTGAGAGTGCAATTGATTCTCAGGAGCAAGCAACTTTGGCGGCTCAATCGGTGAGTAATTTCATGTCAACATATCAAGGTGCATTGCAAGATGTGCAGGATAGCATTGGAGAGATTGAAGTTCAAACAATAGAATCGCTAAACGAATTAAAGGCTGCAGGCTATGGCTTGCCTCCTTCAAATTGTACAGCTATGGATATTGTGAAGGGTACTTCCAGTTATTTTTTAAAGTGGAAAGATCCTCAAGATACTATTGTTAATAGCCAAACTCTTTGCACTTGGGCAGGAACAAAAATTGTAAGACAAGTCGGACATTGCCCTCTTTCTCCGGATGATGGGGTTTTGATTTATGATAGCAAAATACGCAATGCCTATGAAAATACAACTTTGATTGATGCCAATATTACAGTTGGAGTTGATTATTACTATACCGCTTTCCCTTATTCGGTAAATGGCGCTGTTAATTATGATAGAAAAAATCAATTCGGCACTATAATTTATGGTTATGAACTAAACTTGGTAGATTCTAATCCAAGAACATTCTTTAAAAGGCTTGCCGATTGTGAGAATTTCCATAATGTATATATGGACTACACAAACAATGCCTTTGTATCTAACGAGTGGGCGGATGCTTGGTTTGTTAAAAAGAATCGTCCTGTAATGTTGAATTATGACGGCACAGTGGCTTATGAATTGAATCATTTCGACCATACAAAAAAGCTTAACGGTGTGGATGCTTCAGATATTGCAAATACTGCTTTTGGTGGGAATGCAATGAGCGAGATTCCTCAAGTTTGGACTAAGGTCGAATTTGACGGATTAAAGATTAGAAAATACTTTGCTAATAGACAGGTTGATGCTACTTATAGGGCAGATGCTTTTTATAATAAAAACAATGTATTGCTTGATAAAATATATATGCCAATGTATAACGGCTCTTATATCTCAAGTAAAACACGCTCACTATCAGGTCAAGCAACTGGCAACTCATTGGCGGGGGCAACTGAAATTACACAAGCAGTTGCAAATGGTGCAGCTTGGTACACGGAAGTTCTTTCAGATAGAATTTTGATAAATGATTTATTGTTACTCATGGGCGGTTCTTTTGATACTCAAAGTGTTTACGGAAACGGTCATTATACTGGTGGTACGGCTGCAGCTAGTTTACTTGCAACCGGAACAATGAATCAAAAAGGGCAATTCTACGGCACAAATGGCAGTGGTGTTGGTATGAAAGTTTTCTATATAGAAAACTGGTGGGGCAATATTTGGCGGAGGATCGCCGGATGGGTTAATGTCAACGGTGTTCAAAAAATTAAACTTACACAGGGCACTCAGGACGGATCAACTGCAACTAATTATAATACTGACGGTACTGGATATATTTCAATCGGGGCAACTCCT